TATGTACATAAATACGTTAGTATAATCGAACCGCTGTATCACTTCCAGGGCCGGGCGGCACTCTATCTGCACTTTCCGCAGCCGTTCAGCAGCCTCGATGATCCAGTCCGGCAGGCGGTACCAGTTCCAGAGGGCATATGACTTTTCCCGGCCCTGTACATCATTCTTCCACCCGGCTTTGTACCCGTTTGTGCGGAATCCATGGCCCTGCCAGCACTTGGCCAGGAATCCCGCCGCCCGCTGATATCGGCTGGCGTATGAGTTGTCCGGCGCAAACTGCCTGTCATAATCCTTTCTTCAATCTTTCCGAGTTCCATCTCTATGACCGCCATACAGCTCCCTGTAATGCATAAGCTCCTTCGCCTGTTCTGAAAATGCCCTGTCCACCTCTTCCAGCTGATCAGGCGAAAGCCCGCTCTTTTCATACTCATGGAGCCTGCACAGCGCCCCGTATAATTCCCCCGGCGCCTGCTTTATGTCATACCCATTTAATCCCCATTCCCCGTTTTCTTTTTCCCACGTAAGCCTCTTCATAATTCTCCTTTCCGGCCAGGCTCTGCCAGCCGCACATCCGACCAGGCATTCCGGTTCCAGATAGAAACATCCTTCATGTTCATATTCCCCGCTGTCCCAGTCCCTGTCAAATTCCTCCCTGTCATCTATGTACACGCCTGTCATATTGTCCTGTTCCATCATGTAAAACAGTTCTTTATTTTTAGCAGCATCTTTCAGGCCAAGGAATACATAACAGCCATCCACTGCACCGCTTTCCACAACCAGCGCCGTTTCCCCGTGCATATATTCCGCTATCCTCTGCCACAGCGGATAATCACTGTCTTCATGGTCCATATTGTCAAACATATGTAATGTATTCAATTCCGCTTCCCTGATCATCTGCTTCCTCCTCTGCTTCTGATATTACTGATCCGCCTCTATACCAGCCTCCTGGAGAACCTGAAAAAAGAGCCACATTTTATCTGCATCCATCCCTCTCCTCCCCGCCGTTTTCATATCCTGCACATCCGTCTGCGGCTTCACACATTTTCACACCTGAATAATATGGGCACCCACCGTTCCGGCAGACCCGCTCCACCAGTTCCCCTGTATCTTCCGTCTGCACTTCATTCAGCTTTAGATCCATGATGTACCTCCAATGTCCTCCTTTCCCCTTCCAGGGCGGCATCCGCCGCCCCAGCTGGTCACTGCCTTATTGCCACAGGCAGGACGATCGCCCTGAATCTGCTGTTCTCCGCTTCCACGATCATCGGGGATTTCGGCCCCGCCAGCTGTATCCCGACAGTCCCGCAGTCAAATGCTTTCATGGTTTCAATCACCAGCCTGGCATCAAACCCTATCACCATCCGTTCCGGCAGTGCCTCCTGCAGTGCAACCGTTTCATGGTAATCTGCCGTGCTGTCCCGGATGCTGATATTCATCTCATTTCCCATCAGCTCCAGTATGACCGGGCATTTTTCTTCAACACACATTTTCGCCCTGACCATGGCCTCCAGAAAATCCGTCCTCACTGCCGCCGTGTGGAAGGGCTGCTCCCTGAACATGGAGGAATAGCTGAAATACTTTCCTTCCATAATCCTGGTATATACCTCATAATCTTCAGTGACAAATGCGGCGCTGTTCCTGCTGTGCCTTATGGATACTTCCCCGGACAGGCCGATTGACAGAAGTTTTTCCACCGTGTTCTTCGGAATGAGAAGTTCGAATTCCCCCTCATAATCAGCCCTGTCCCATGCCAGCACATGACCGTCCAGCCCGACAAAATCCAATGTCCCGCCTGACGCCTTCAAGCACAATGCTGTCATAAGGCTGTTGCCGCTCTGTGCCGGTATGGCATAGGAAACACGCCTCATAGATGCCAGAAGCACTTCGCTCTTCACCGCCGCTTCCCTGCCGTTTCCTTCAGGCATTCCGGGCTCTGGAAACAGAGACGGATCCATGGTCTGGTATTTGTTCTTTATCTTCTCAGCCTTTATGGTGATTGCATCCCCGCCTTTCGGCACGATCTCCACCTCCCCGTCCGGCAGGTTATTGATAAGGTCAAATGCCCGCGCCGGGATAATGAACGTTTCGCCCTCTGCGCCTCCTATCTTCGCCTTAACGGTCAGTTCCAGGCTGCTGGCAGTCATACAGCCGTCCCTGACCAGGATGCCCTGTACCGCCTGCCCGGAAGGCTTCTTAGGCACTACGCTTTTCAGCTTATTGATTTTCTGGGCAAGTTCCCATTTCTGTATCTTCATCCCTCAGTTCCACTCCTTCCAGCATCAGTATCGTGCACTGCATTTCCCGGAGCCGGTACGGTTCCAGCTCCTGTTCAGTCATATACCTGCGGCCGAACAGCTCTTTCATCTGCTTCCATATGTCCCACGGCACCCGGTAGAACCTCGCAAGCTTTATTGACACCATTACATAACACCTGGCGCCGAACTTCTCATAAATGTCAAGGCTCTTCCACTGCGCATCGGTAATGACATTCTGGTTTATCCTGTCTGAATCCGTATGCTTGGCCTCAAACATGATGCCTGTGCCGTCACAGAGGATTCCCTTGTAATCCGGCTGTCCTTTTTTCTCATAGTATCCCCTGACCACCCCCCGGCTGTCTTTCCCGGTGATATGGAACGGCTCGGGCGTCTTTTCTATATACGCCGCTCCATTGCGCAGGTAAAACTCACACGCATCCGACAGCCAGCGCTCAAATGCCGCCCCGGATGCCCTGCTCCGCCTTCCGGTCATCTGTCTCCCTGGATCTGCCATATCCCCGCTCCTTTCCTTATGCCCTCCCTGCTTCATCACATTCCGGAGTGCCGCCCCGGCAGTATAATCCGGGTATCCTTCCCTGTTCCTGTTCCATGGTTCACTGCCCATCCGCACCGTCCTTTCCGGCTCCCGGCCCGCCGGCATCTTCATGCCCTGTGAACTCCGGCACAGGTATCCCCAGCTCCTGGCAGAATTTCCGGAAGCATGCCCTGCACATATAGCCGATGTGTTTTGATGTTCCTCCCCGTTTCTGCCTTGCAGACAGGGCTAGCATGCCGCTTTTTTTCAGATACTCCCCGCAGGAAGCACAGGCATCGTACAGTTTTTCCTCCATCTTTCCGCTGAGCCGCTTGTCCAGCAGTTCGTCCGGATACTCCCTCCGCATATTTCCTTCACCGACAACCGGGATCAGGCTGTCTTTCATGAATATGGGGATCCCCTCCCTGTCCGCGGCATGTACAATGTCTTCCACCCATTGGAGCTGCGGCACAACCCTGCCCTTGTTCCTGCCCGTTTCCGCCCCAATGATAATCCAGTCCGTATGCGTAAATAGAAAACCGTTCTCCCCCGGCCTGATATCCTCCAGCAGTGGTTCCACACTGACAAACCTCCTGCATTTTTCAGGCAGATAAACCGTCCTGCCGATATCAGTATGCCCTGTTACCGTGGTGCCGAACCACAGGTTCCCATACCCCTCCGGTACCCCATACATCCCGTACCGCATCGGATTCTTGGTAAGGAACAGGTAATTATGTACCGGATGCCCCATACATGCGTCTATCACCTCCCGGATCCAGCTGTCCGGAACCCACGCGCCGAAGAGATCCGACATTGCGCAGACAAAGATATTGCATCCCATCCTCAGCTTGTCCAGGGTGTCCATGCGGTAACGGTGGAGCGTAGGCTCAAACCCGAAAGGATACACCAGCGGACTGCCTGTCTCATTCAGCATCGGCGCATCCAGGATATAAAGCTTCCCGCTTCCGTCCGGCGCATCCTGCACCGTATAATCCGCCCTGGCCATCCTGTTCAGCCTCACATCTCCGGAGAACCTTGCCGTCATCCTTCTGGCGTAGCAGTACCTGCATCCATGGCGGCACCCCGTGACAGGGTTCCATGTGTAGTCACACCACTCAATTTTCGACCTGTTCATATCCACTGTCCCTCTTTTCCAGATATCCCAGCATTTTCTCTGGTTTCCACTCTATGCCCTCAAAGGTTATTTTCTGCCCGCATCTGCCGCAGTACTGCGGCTGGTAATTGGGCCCCGCGTTCAGGGCTTCTCCGCATTCCGGGCAGAGAAAACACTCGCACTCCATTATGACAAATCCATATTTCAAATAAGATTCCGTCCTCACCAGCGGCTTCCCTGCTGTATCCTCAGTCATCTGCTCCACCTCCGTTTTTCCCTTCTGGGTCAAAAACTCCCCTAAAGCTTTCCTCGTCTCCGCAAGCATCCTTGCTGCCAGTGCTTCCTGCCGCTTTTTTTCTGCCGCATTGCTCAGGGAACACGCCATTGCGCTCACCAGATCTGTCCATGCCTGCCAGGAGCTTCTTGTGCGGCAGAGCTGCCTGAACAGCTCCAGGAATCTCTTTTCCATGCCCTGCAATACCTCGCTCTTTTTCACCACGTTGGCTCACCCCGTTTCCATCTATATCTGCCAGCCTGCCATGGATACCCTCCATGCTTCCATCAGCCGCTCCACATACTCCCGGCCTGACCGCTCCCCGTCCTGGGCAGAGCCATCCGCCCTGGCTTCAATCTGCGGCACAGACGGTGTATTAGCCTCTACCAGCCGCTCCCTTTCTTCACCGACAAATTCCGGGAGCTGGGACTGCATGATTTCCCGCTTCACCAGGCTTTCATATATCCGCTGGAAGTGCGCCCTGTCTGCCGTCTGGTTTTCACTCAGGCACAGGTTCCTGAACCCCATCCGGCGCACTGCCGCCGCTGTCAGCCTGCTCAAGGATGCCGTCGCTTCCTCCTCCCGGTAAAACCCGTAATGCCTGATCGCCCTCTGCACCTCTTCCCATGCACTGCCCCAGTCTGTCTCTACCGGACAGAGCCTGGCAGTGCATTTCTCCCGGATCTCTGCTATGCTCGGGGGGAACACGGACGTGCTTATATGTTCCCATACGGCATTTTCCGCCACCCGGAAGTCCAGGTCGGCAAGCGCACGGTACCAGACCTTCATGGAATACTTGTCCGGCAGGACGTTAGAATTGGGATATGCCGCCTTAACCGCCAGTGCAAGCTGTTCGAACTCAATATCTGTCAATCATTCCACCCCCTGATTGCTTCCGCATACTGCTCTGTTGTCATATTGCGGGCATTGTTACCGACAGGCTGCCTTCCTCCCTTGTCCTGCTCTCTCGCCAGCCAGGAGTTTATGAACCTGCCAATGCCCCGCTTGGTTTTCCGTTTTGCCGGATTTGTCATAAGCCATCCCTTCATACCCCTCATTGCTTGCAGTATGTCTACCGCCGGATACAGTTCAGCAAACACATCAATGTCACGCTGGAAAACCGGGTGTTCACCGCCTGTATTCAGAGGGAGCGTTATGACGGGCTGCTCCTCCTGCCCGGAGTCCGGCTCCGGGCATATATTTATTTCTTTCTCTTTCTCTGTCTCTTTCTCTATATCTATATCTGTGTTACCTTTCTGTGACAGTCCCGTTACATCAGCGTTACAATGTAACGCTTTCTGATCCCTGTGCCTCCTTACCCTTGCCGCTGACCCGCTCTCTGAGCCGACCATCTCCCCGCACTGGAGGAGCAGGAATTCATCCTCCCCCATGACCTGTATCAGCCCCTGCCGCTCCAGGAATGCCAGCGTCACCCTTACATTCTCAGGATCCTCGTCGAGCTCCAGGGCAAGCTCCTCCGGGAATGTGTCTTCCACCCCCTCAAAGTACAGCTTGTTCCCCTGTTTCACCGCTGCCAGGAGCATTTTAAGGTATATGACTGTATAGGTATCGCCCCCTGCAATCTTCCGCAGTTTCTTTATTGCCTTCTGCTTGAAAAAGCCCTCTTTGAGCTGGATCCAGTAATATCTTTTCTCTGCCATAACATTTTCCTCCGTGCCCGGAGGGGGATAGCCCCTCCGGTTATCCCTAATAAACCACCCTGCTTCCCTGCTCCGTCTTCACCACGTCGATATTCTGCGGGAAGCGCGCCTTCATGGCCGGATCGTGTGTTATGGCCATAATCTTGATGCCCCTGTACCTGCCCTGGATGGCCTCAAGCGCGTCACAGTAGGCATCCACGCCGTCCGCATCCAGGAAGGGCGGTTCATCTATGAACAGCATCCCCAGCTGTATCCCGGCAGAAGACGACTTGATCTCTGCCAGCGCCAGGATGACTGACAGGGATGCTTTCACTTTCTCACCGCCTGACTTGGACAGGTACGGCAGGACGGACTTTCCATATTCATCAATAAATATATCAAGCGATGCCTTTTCCCTGTTCTTCTGCATCCTCTCAAGCCGGAACTCCACACCCATTTTTCCGCCGGTCATCTGCCCGAGGATGGCATTTGAGGATGCAGTCAGCTGCGGGACGATGGAGCGTATGATCTGATGCGGCACGCCGTTCTGGCTGAACGCGGTTTTCAATGCCTCATAATCTGCCGCCTCTTTTGCATGTTCTGTTTCCTTCTCCTGCAGGGCCGCGATCTCCTTTTTCAGCCCAGCTGCCTGTTCCGCTTTCTCCTGCAGGGCTCCTATCCTGATCTGCATTTTCCTTACCGCGGCACCGGCTGCTTCCACTGCGGCATCCATTCCTGCCACAGCCTCTGCCAGAGCCTCCATGCCGGACACCTCCAGGGCTTCCTTATCTGCCTCCTCCTGCCTGCCGGAAACCTCCATATCAATCTCCGCAAGTTCTGCATCCAGCTCCTGCAGCCTGGCCTCAGCGGCCGCCTTCCTTTCTTCTGCCGCCGCGAGATCCTTCTCCTTTTCCAACCATGGCTTCAGCCGCACGGCCGCTTCCTGCGCAGCCGCATGTCCTGCAAAAGCATCCGCATACTGGTCACGCTCCTGCTCTGCCATTACGGCTTTTGATACGGCATCAGCAAGCCTTTTCTGCGCCTCGAGAAGGTTTGCCCGCAGGTTCTCCAGGCCGGCCTCCGCCAGGGCCTTCCGGCCCTCCCTCTGGTTCAGTGCTTCAAGCTGCTCCACATAAGGCTTCAGCTCCAAAGCCCGCCGTGATATCCTTTCTGCGGCAGTACTGTCATAACCTGTCTCTTCCATCTGCTTCCGTGCCGCCCTGATCTCTTCATTTACCTGGCACAGTGCTTCCTCATAACGCCTTTTCCTGTCCGCATACTGCCCGGGGTATCCCTCCAGCTGCTGTCTGGCCGATACTGCATCTGCAAGAAATCCACATTTTGCATTGGAAATATCCACACAATCCACATTTTTAAGAAGCTCCGCTTTCTTTTTCAGGCTGTCCTCGCCCAGCTGTATGCGCTTGATATCTGCCTCATACTGCATTGACAGCTTCTGCAGGTTATACTCTGCCTGTGAAAGCCTTTTTTCTGCCTCCCTATAGGCGCGTTCTTTTTCATGCGCCTCGTCCAGAAGCTTTTTCTGCCGCCAGTATTCCACCGCATTCTCCCGGACGGCGTCATCCCTGCCCGTGGGCTGCAGCGCCGCCAGTTCCGCTTCCTTCTGCGCTGTCTGGGCCTTTATTCTGTCAGCCGCCGCCTGCTCTGCCGCCGCCTGCTTCCTGTAATTTTCTGCTTCAGCTTTCTTGGCGGAATACAGCGCAGACCTTTCCGCCAGTTCTTTCTCCCTCTCTGCCTGGACGTAATATTCTGCCGCCTTCGCCTCAACCTCCTCCCTGCTGTCCAGTACTGCCCTGCTGCTGTCAAAAGCCGCCTGCTGGAAGCCCCTGCTCTGCTCCACAGATGCCCTTTTTACCTTCAGCGCACTGATCTCTGCCAGAAGCTTCCTATGCCTCCCTGCCGCCGCCTGCCTGTCCATGAGCGCCAGCCTGCTCCTGTCCCTTTCCGCAGTTTCCGCCCGCAGGCTCTCCTCATACCCTGCAAGCTCCGCCCGGCAGGCGGCAAGTTCTTCACCCGGGGTGCCCAGGCCGGAAAGCGTACTGCTGTGGATCTGGGTTTTCTGGTTCAGCTCCCTTGCTTTCGCCCCGGAAGCTTTTGCCCTGTCCTGTGCAGTCTTCTCCATGTCCCGGTAGACCCCGAGGCCCAGCAGGGTCCCCAGGACTTCCACCCGCTCCTCCGGCTTCGCCTGGAGGAACAGCCCGTACTGATCCTGCATGATCAGGGCACAGGATCGGAAAGTAAAGCTGTCCATGCCGATAATATCTATGATCTCCTGCTGGGTATCGTCAAACCTGTCCTTTGAGCGGTTCTCCCACCCGCCTCCCACAAGCTCCGACAGGTTCAGGGAGCCTTTCCCTGTCCTGTTTTTTGCCTCCTTCTTAGGGCGTGTCCTCGTCCTTGTAACCCGGTAGGTTCTGGCACCGATGCGGAAGGTAAACATGATCATCCCCTCGCATCCCCTGCTGTCATTCCTTACCCAGCCGACGATTTCCCCCTCCCTTGGCTCCTCATACAGGCAGTCAATTATGGCATCCATGAACAGGCTGCTCTTGCCTGCCCCGTTGGGCCCATTGATGGTGCAGAAGGTGATATTTTCAAAGCTGAAGGTTTCATTTTCATAGTTCCGGTAATTCCTGACAGAGATCTCCACCGGCTCAAAGATCCCGGCATATGCCGCAGAAGGCATCCCTGCCTCCGCTTCCGCTATAATGGGCCTGGCTTTCAGGACCAGCTCCTGCACCTTGTCCGGCGGCACCTCCTTCTCTTCCAGGTACCGGATAAGGTTCTCCTCCGGATCCGCCGTACCGGAAAGCTCCGTCCGGTTTGCGGCTTCCTCCGTCTCTGCAGGCAGGTTCTCCCACAGCATGAAGGCTCCGTCCTCCAGGAGTGCCTTTTCTACCAGCGCTTCCTTCATCTTGTATGCTCTGGCATTATCCGCCGTGCACCTGTAATGTATCCTGACGATCCTGTCCTGCACCGCCCCGTCATAACGCCAGCGGCGGCATGCCACCTCATCTATGCGGCCAAGGTTTACCGCCGTGATATCTTCATCCGAGAATTCCAGCGTAATGAATTCCCTGGCAGGGGTTCTGCAGAACCTGCTTTCCCATCCCCCGGACGGCAGGTCCGTATGTATCCAGAACCCCCGCTCCTGCCCCTCGTCGTTGAAATTTATCGCATTGATGGCTCCGGAATAGAAACAGCTGTCTACACCCGGCACAGCCTGCGGCCTGTGTATATGCCCCAGCGCGGCGAGGTCATACCCTGCCGCCTGCAGGGCCTCCGGCTGGATGACAGGCTCAAACTGCGCCAGAAGCATCGTCTGGCTGCCCTCCGTGCTGCATCCGGGTACGGTATAATGCGCCATCAGTATGCTCTTCCTGTCCGGCCTGCACCGGGCCCGGAGCCCAAGGACGATATTGGAAAGCTCCCGGGTAAATGCCTCATTCTCCTGCTCCCTGGAAAGCCCCGGGAACCCGGCCCGGTATATGCCGTAATCAAATCCCGGCAGGACCGCTATGTCGGCATATTCCGTCTGGATTACTTCCGGAGCGGCGGCGATATGGACATTACTGAAACCTGAAAAATGCTCAGACAGGACTTTGAACGGGCCTTCCCCGTCGTGGTTCGGCGTCCCCCGCATGACGACCACCTGCCCGGATGCCGCCGCCAGGCGGGTGATGATCCTGATTGCCAGCACCACTTCGTCACAGCAGCGGTCGCCCCCTGTCTTCCCGTTGTGGAAGATATCCCCAGGGACAAGCACCAGATCCGGCCTCTCCTGCTCCGCCTGCGCTGCCAGATACTCCAGACACCTCTTTGTGTCCAGGGAGCGGAGGTTCACCCCGCCCTTCTCCGGCCCCTTGAAATTTCCGATATGCCAGTCTCCTGAATGTATGATTTTCATATGGTTTCCTCCGCTATCTCTGCTAATTTTTCCAATACTGGATACAGGGACTCGAACCGCTTCTGGGATATCCCGCAGAATTCAATCCCCTCGTCCGCGAGTTTCTCGCCTACAAAAAGGATATTTCCCAGAACCGGATGCCCGTGCCTGTCCGTCTCATACAGCCAGCTCCCCGTAATGTTGCAGTCCAGGCCGTGGGATATGCCCTCTTCATCGATCAGCATGCTTACGAACCCTCCCGCTTCCTTCATGACCTTTCCGGGAACCATCAATTCCGTATACAGCCTTTTGGGCAGGACATGCTCCAGCAGCTCGCAGCGTGGCCCGATCAGCTCCCTCAGCACCCTGTTCTGTTCAGAGTAACTGCCCTCCGGGAAATCATGTACTGAGATTTCATTGTCCGTTGTTATCCTTATGATCTGCATTACCTCCTGCCCCCTCTCTGCTCCCCTCTGACAATCTTCTGGCACTTGTAGCACAGGGGACGGTCATAGTGTTCAATTGAATACTCCCATACTTTCTGTGGGATTACTTCGTTGCATTTGTCACATCTGAAATCCATGGAGCGGTCTTCTTTTTCTATTTCCTTCTGCCCGCCTGCATCCAGAACCTGCGATGCCGCTTCCCCGTTCCGCTCCGCTTCTGTCGGGAGGCTGTGCTCCCACCACTGCTCCTCCTGCCTGGCAGGTTCCGGGGCCATAACAATCTCCGCAGGCATATCAACCTCATCTTCCGGGTCGGTCTGCGGAGCCGAAAATGTCTGGATTACCGGCACCTGCTGGGAACTGCCGAACAGGTTCCCCACGCTCTGCATCGCCTGCTGCAACATCATCTGCCTGATAAGCGGGTCGTTGTAATCCGAGGAAAAGGATATCCTCGCTACCGCAAATGGCTTTTTCAGTTCGTCCTCGGTATATGTTCCTTTGATCCCTATCAGATTCCTGATCACCCTCAGCATAGCCCCTGTAGCCGCTTTCTGGGGGGCATTCGCCCGCAGCTGTGTCATTGCATCCAGCAGGCTGTTTTCAATATAACGCCCCCTCTCTGCCTCTGAAATGACATACAGCCTGACAGGGTACCCTTTATCATTCTTCCGGCCTGTATCGACCCATTCCCCGGAATATTTCTGGGAAGCCGCCTCTGCCGCCTTGTAATCAGCTATCCCGTTTTCTGCCTTTTCCTCATAAGCCAGGCGGTACCTCTTTTCTTCCATGGCAAGGTCTATCACTTTAAAATCATTGCAGGTACGCACGCTTCCATCCGGCAGGCGTATCGCGCCGTGTGCAAATGCCTTCCATGTATTCTCATCCATTTTCAGCACATCCCCCAGTCCACTCCCGAACTGGATCCCTGCCCCGGCCGCCAGGATATTCAAAAACGGCTTGGCCAGGGAATACAGGCTTTCCCACTTATTATTCCCTCTGCTCCTGGAACCTACTTTATAAATGTGGCCTGCCTGCTCCCTGGTATCCGCATAGATCCGGGACAGGCTCAGCTTATAAAAAGGGCTGACCTGCTGGGTCTCCACGAACGGGATGGCAAGATTGTACTCATCCCTATGGTCAAAAACATTTTGAATCGACAAGCTTTCCATATTCTTTTCCATACTTCTGCCTCCATATTGTATTTTCTACTTGATTTATCCGGCAAGATGCGGTACAATATGGACATTCGCAGGGCGCTTCGGCAGTTTGCCAAGTGCTCTTTTTCCATACTGCGGATTCCCCTGCCAGAATCCATTAACGCCGCCGGGACTGTAGTGCCCATGGCATCTTTCCTGTTTCCCTTCATATCAATCTCCCCTGCTCCTCAGCCATTTTCCTGCCGCACGGCACAGCCGGGAAATGCCTGCCAAAGATTTATAGGCACCATAGAACACGAAAGGGATGATCAGGTATTCCCCTCCATAAGCCTTATACCCCCTCTGCAGGAACGCCTGCTCTATGGACCATGCCGTATACAGGTATGTCACCCCTGCCGCGGCAAGCACTCTTGCTCCAGATACCGCCGCTTTTCTGAGGAACCGTCTGACAGACGGCCATCCTGCCTTCCACATTTCGGACAGGTATAGCCCTGCCTTGGAATTCTCTGCAGCCTGCTTATATTCCACGACAAACCACACCTTATACACTCTGCCTTCATCCACAAACCTTCCTTTCCCTGCCGCCAGCATCCTGCATTTCCCAGACACCCGCCCCGGCAGGCTCCTGACAGCCGGCCGCGCATCCGTCCCCGGCTGTCTATACACATCCTGTCTTTTTCCCATTTCTCCTCCCTTCCTCCTGCCAGTCAAACGCAAGCTGGTTTGTCCCCTTCTCCCTCACCAGGGGAATCATCCTGGCCGCCCGCTCCTCCTCTTCCCGGCAGTCGCACTTCTCTCCCAGGTCATGGTTCGCGCCGTACCGGCACGTCCAGTACATTGCCATCCTGCACCTCCCTGCTATCCATTGCTGATCACCTTCTCCACATCTTCTATGGGAATCCCATATAGATCTGCAAATATGTACTTATTTGCCTTCCCGCCTACAAACGGACGCATTCCTTTGCTCTTGGCATAAGCATTCGTATCCCGCACAATGTTGTACGCCTTGCTCTTAGCGCACCCGAGCATCACTTCCACATCTTTACAAGTGACATACAGCTTTGGAGCCTCTTTCACTACTCCCGGCGCTGATTCCATACCCATACCCGCCTCCTTTCATGATCTCCCTGCATAAGCCCGCCGTCACAGGTTCTTCTTGACCCACAGCTTCAGGCTCTGCGATATCTGCTCCAGTTCCTCCAGATTGGCAAGCACCCTTTGCAGATCCCCGATCTCGTCCTCCGTGATCACGCCGTCCTCCGCAATGTCCAACAGCATCTCATTGGTTTCGCTGATCTTCCTGAACGCGGACACCGCCCTGACCGATATCCTGTCCAGATCCGCCATAGCCGCCTTCGGCACGTCACATCCCAGCGGGCACATTTCCTTGCAGAAATAATTGCGCAGCTCCGGAGCATGGTATAAATCCGCCATCAGGTGGACTTCTTCCGGATATGGATTGGTCAATCCCTTCTCAATCCGGTAAAGCCTTCCCCTGTCAATGGACATCATTTCTGCGGCCCCTTCCCTGCTGCTCAGCTGTTCATTGTGCGCTGAAGCCCTGCATCGTGCCTGATAAAAGATGTTGGAGTTCGTCTCTGCTGTTACATTTGACATTTTCTGTTCCGTTCCTCCTTGTTATAATTGTCTCAATACAAGTTGTTTCTATCAGAAACATCCGATACGGTAAAAAGATCATCATCATGATAATTAAGCACTTTTTTTATATTCATAGCAACTTCAAGGGATGGTTTTTTATTTTTTGAATTATTCTCAATTTGAGTATAATGAACCCTCGAAATTCCAACTAAAGATGCAATTGCCTGTTGCGTGAGTCCCTTTTTTATGCGTTCTCGTTTTAGTATCTCTCTCATATCATCACCTCCTTGTTTCTCAATGGGACTTTTATATCATATTAGTTCCTATTTGGAACATTGTCAAGTATTTTTGTTGCTTTTAAGGACATTATTTTTTTATTGTTGCTTTTAAGGACATTAAGAGATAATATAATACAAAGGAGAAACTTGTATGAATGTATCAAAAAGAATTAAACAGCTTCGTGAATCTGCACATTTAACGCAACAAGAGATGGCAGACATTCTGTCAATATCTCGTTCCACTCTTGCCGGGTATGAAACTGAAAACAAACAGCCTTCTTATCAAGTATTGATACAATTAGCCAATACCTTTCATGTACCAACTGATTACATTTTAGGTGTAGGCATATTTGAAGACTGGGACTTACTGCTAGAGAACAAAGATTCTATCATACAACAGATATTAATGTCCGCTACGATGCTTACAACGGATGTTTTGAATAATGCAGATGATATATTATTTGCGCAACTTGTTTACGCATTTAATGTAAAAATTCATAAACACGCCGATGGAGTTGGATTTACTACTACCTTTCCAAACTTCAATCATTCGCCATCTACAACAAATAAAAATCCAAATCAACCATCAGATGGTGAGCGATTACTTTCAATATATAATTCATTATCAAAAGACGATAAGATTATTTTGCTCGGAAAAGCACTGGAATTAAAAAAATTCTCCGTTGCAACGGATGAGTCATTGAAAAAGACAGGAACCGACAACTTGGGAAAATAATTCCCTTCGAGTGGTACCGGAGGGACAAATGATAAAAGGGGATATGAATGAAAAAGAAAAAACACAAAAAAGAACCATCATTTATTTCTAAGATGATTGCTTTTTTTATACTGGCAGGATTCGCTTCTTTCATATATGAAAAAATCGCTCCAATCCTTTTTTTCCTTATTGGAATAGTTATTGTTGTTGTAATCCTTAATCTTGTTATAGAATTAGCAGAAGAAAAGAAGAAAAGTGTGCCCCCTGCCATGAACCTCCATCGCCTGGAACCACCCAATATTCATACTGAAACCATCAGGCGGCAGATTGAAATTCTAACAGAAAGCGCAGACTTAGTAAATTCCTCAAATAATTTGGATACCGTATTGCACCGTTATACCATGGTGCTAAATATATTAGAGAAAATAGCAAAGTATTCGGAAGCCGATTTGAAAGCAGCAGGTTATGTCAACACTGGATCGTTGCTAGATACATTGAATTTTGTAATTACCAATAAAACTACAATTATTAATCAAGCCATTGAAAGAAATATAGTGCACGAGCTTGATTTATTAAAGACTTCCAACGGAAAACTGCGGAAACTGGACAACCTATATAAAAAAATAAAAAGCTTCCCCGGCCTTGAACCTGAAAACATCTGTTTTCTTGACACACTTTATAATGACATAAGGTCCAGAATAACAGATATAAGAAGCACCAATAAATCATCCCAAGCCGTCCAGCTTGAGTCCGCATCTACATACACTCCTGCTCCACCAGAAGCAATGCCCCATTTCATAATGAAAACTGGGACATATGACATAAACGTCAAATTTGTACAGCTGTCCGCTAGTGGTTCTGAACGCACATGCCCCATGTGCGCTCAGTTTGATGGAAAGATCCTCCAAGAGGACCGCGCCCCAAAGCTACCATTATGCCCCAGCTGCTCCTGTACATATATATACTTTTTTAGCAGAAATGAACTGCCACCGGAGGCTGTCATCAGCAATATAGATGATTTTGTACTGCCATCAAAACATACAGAATTGTTTTACAGCACACAACGGAAGGCATATGCGGAAGACGATGCCGATGAACGTATCCGCATCTGCGAACGCCAGATGCGGAAGCTGTCTGAATTCATGGAGCCTTACATCTCTGCCGATTTTCCAGCCCCCGATGAGCTGGCCTGCCGTGACCTGCTTCCCGATCTGTACATGCAGACCGGCAGATGGGAAAAAGCAGAAAAGACCATTACTGCCTGCATTGAAGCAGGTGCATATTATCCTGATGACGGCTCAGAGGATCTGGCCCGTCTAAAATCCCACAAAAAAGTCGCTGAAGAAACTTTGTCCTATATTTTCCATCACCCAGGCGTTCTTCAGCGCAATATATATAAAGCGATGGGATATGAAGGTGATGAACGGGAAATCCTCAAAGACTTCCTGCGCACCAGCAGGCAGTTAAACAAAGTCAAACACAATAATACATACCAGCTTTTCTGCTCCGAAGGATATACTGACGATGGCACACAAAAGAATTGCAAAAAAAACAGGACGGCATCAGATCAAAACAACACAGAACCAGAATCCCCATGGACAGGAGAATATCTCTACACCAAATGGGGTGTTTACGAAATGCCGGATCCTTATAAGATCAATCTGACAAGAGGCCCGCGCAATGACCTGAAAAAAATAAGGAATCAGCCTTGACCCGAATGCCCTGTTTTTAATCAGGACTTTCTCTGGAACAGCCTGTAAGTCTGTCCAGGCACTCCCGGAAACCCGGCATCATTCTTTCCGGATGGACTTTTTTCAGCTCCTGCAGGACTTCCGGATGCTCTATATAATAGGATGCCGGGAAAAAATATTTGCCGATAACCTCCGGCGAAAGATGGCATTGATAGCTGGACAGGTGTACCCCGTTAGTTCTTCCAATTTTTTTAATACCTTATCATAATGGAACCTTTCACCCCTGCTTTCGACAGCATGTGCGCATTCAATGGCGTACTTACAATACATACATCCGTAAAAAGGCCGGTATGTATTGATTTTCTTCTGTTTTGGTACCTGGAACGAACTCTGGATCAGGCGTGCAATACAATGCAGATCCATCTCTGTAAACTGCGGATTTTCCATTAAGCATGCTCCTTTCTTTCCGGCCGGCGGCCTTCCAGCCGCCTTGTTAAGTATATTATAACTGATTACAGAACCTTTTCAATACAAATAACTATAATATTTCAGTGAGGTACCTGCTTTGCCAGCATACAAATACACACTCAAAAACGGAAAAACCATGTGGTATGCCGCTTTCAACTACACCGACTGGACCGGGAAATATAAGCATACCTGCAAACGCGGCTTCAAGACCCAGCGGGAGGCGAAAGAGTATGAGCACTCCATCCTGGACCAGCAGAAGTCTTCCAGTGACATCCTCTTTTCTTCCCTTGTAGAAAACTACATGGAGGATATGTCCCACCGCCTGAAGCCTACGACGATGGAGAACAAACGGAACATCATAGAGGGCAAGCTGCTCCCTTACTTCTCCCGCCTGAAAGTCTGTGACATCGACGCCATCAAAGTCCGGAAATGGCAGAATGAGCTCATTTCCTTCCGGGACGGGGACGGCCGCCCTTATTCCCAGACATACTTAAAAACCGTCAATAACCAGCTCTCCGCTATCATGAACTATGCCGTGGCACATTACAGCCTTTCCGTAAATCCATGCAGGTCTGCCGGAAGCATCGGCAGAAGCCGGGCGGAAGAAATGAACTACTGGACCCGGGAACAGTATGAAATATTTTCATCAAAAATCCGAAAGTCTGCATTAAAGCTGGCGTATGATATCCTGTTCTATACCGGGATCCGGTCCGGGGAACTGCTTGCCCTCACCCCTGCGGACATCCTCCCTGACAGGAGGATCTCCATCACCAAGAACTATGCCAGGATAAACGGCGAGGAGCTGTTCCTTGTGCCGAAGACGCCGAAGAGCAGGAGGAACATAGCCATCCCCGACTTCCTCTACGATGATATACAGGCATACATCTCAAAACTGGGCGGCATCGGGGACGGCGACCGGATATTCTATTTCACGAAGTCTGCCCTGGAAAAAGAAATCAAACGGGCCGCAGAAGAAGCAGGCCTGCCTGCAATACGGGTACATGACCTGAGGCATTCACATGCCAGCATGCTGATTGACATGGGCTTTGACATCCTGGAGATTTCGGAGCGGCTGGGGCACGAATCCGTCAAGACAACCCTGGACACCTATTCCCACCTGTACCCTGACAAAGATAAGAAGCTGGCCGGGGCATTGAATAAGCTCCGCAGGCCCGGGGAGCATACGGCTGAAGAAAATACTTGAAATTATCCCGGAGAAATGGTATATTAATTGCAGAAAAGGTGCTGCCGGTAGACGGTCAGCCCGACAAAAGTTAAGCCAGAAAAGCCGCTCAGTTTAGCAGACCGGGGCGGCTATTTCTGTGTGTTATTGATATCCCTGCCAAAAGAGTACCCGATACTAAAGCAGGCTATGCCAAAGCCCAGCACTGCAATCAGTCCTAAAATATCCATATGGCCCAGCCCTCCTTTCCAAGATTTCCCCATCAGGGATTTCTATGTAAACGGAGGGTCACAGTCCCTCCGGAGAGGGCTAACCGCCTGTCATCCTGACAGCACCCAACTGCATTCTACCACACTGTACTCCAGTTTTCAACAAAATTCTTCCAGGCGGAATATGTGGAAATCATTTGAAATCTGCATCTCATTTCCATCTCACAATGAGATAAAAAGAGCCGGAAAGCCTTGATTTTATCAGCTTTCCGGCCAAATTTTCCGCTATTCTAACTCTCCGCCAGATAGCATTCACCCCATACTTTTCATTGGTTTTAGTAGTAAATCTAACGTCAATTTTACCACTTTTCCACCTTGTCTATATGGTTTTTATTTCTTTTGGAACGCCAGTGGAACTTTTAAGCCCTGTGGAACTTGATGAAAACATCTTGCTGGAACGCAGCTTTACAGCCATGCCCCACATTTTATGCTTCCAATCGACCGCTCTAAAGTCAACAACAGTTTCTTTTGCTATCATATCATCAAGTATCTTTTTCCACAACCCCCTTTGCCCCATTTTCCTTTTCCGCATCCATCCGTAAAATATGCCTGAACTGTTCTTCCTCTAATGAAACTTTCCAATCCTTAGCTCTTTCCGGCACTTTCTTGTGAAACAGATAAGATGCGCCGTCCAATATTTCCACTATGGTAACTACAGTCGCCAGAAAATCAGCCCGAATGTCTTTTATCGTTTCACCCTCTAATGGAAAATCGCCGGAATGCTCTACCAACATTCCAGCGATTTCAATTAGCACAGCTTCCATTTCCTGTACGGAAGCTACAATTCGGTCTATATTCTCTTTTGTTCCTGTAACGATTATAGAATCGAAAAGGCAGCTTCTTGTAATAAAGTCTTTTTTGAACATTCCGCTCAATGCTGCTCTTTCGTCAATCAAGTGTTTCTGCCATTCTGACGGTCGAAAGGCTATTGTTCCGTTTTTATGAATCCCCGGCATGATCTTCTCCTTTCCAATTATCCGATTCGTTATTCAGTTTTTTATTCAGATTCTCCAATTTTTCCGCTAGCTCCTCCGCCTGATTCGGATAAAGATGGCTATATGTTTGAAGCGTTGTCTGGATTTTTTCATGCCCAAGCCTCTGTGCCACCAATAACGGCGGCGCATCCAACTGGCTAATCAACATAGAGGCGTGGGAATGCCGAAGATCGTGCAAGCGAATGCGTTTTACGCCTGATATGCCAACGCCCCTTACAATCTCATGCTCCAGATAGGATTTCGTAACAGGAAACATTCTCTCGTCTGCCATAATGCCATATTTACGGTCTGAATATTCCTGTAGATGCCCAAGCAGAAAATCCGGCAGGGTAATCTTCCTTTTCCCCTTTTCTGTTTTCGGTTCTGTCACAACATCCCGACCATCAATCCGCTGCAGCGACTTTGTTACGCTCAATGTCTTATTTTCAAAATCAACGTCCCCGAACAACAATGCCAGCAGCTCGCCCACCCGTAAGTCTGTCCAAAACAGCGTCATAAACGCATAATATGATATGGGTTTGTCCTCCACCGCCTCCAAAAAGCGTTCAAACTCATCTTTTGTCCAGAAATTCATTTCCTCTGCATGGCTCTTTCCAATAGAACCCGCCTGCATACAAGGATTGCGCGGAAGATCATAATACCGCACAGCATAATTAAAAATCGCTGTAAGCTGATTGTTAATCGTCTTTAAATATGTCTGTGCATAGTTCTGTTCCAAAAGCTCATTCTGCCACAGACGAATATCTGCCGCTGAAATATCACATATATTCCGCTTGCCAAAATAGGGAATCAATTTTAGGTCTATGATATACTTTTTCGACCTCATGGTATTCTCCCTTAAACGGTGGCTCATGTCCTCATAATACAAATCTACAAAATCCTTGAAGCTCATATTCAGATTTTTAGACTGCTTCGCCAGAAAAGAATCCATAAACTCCTGTGCTTCCCTCTTGGTCTTAAAATTGCATTTGTGTTTCCGTTTATGGTCGCCCTTGTAATCGACATAACGGAAATTCACGTCCCACAAACCTTTATCATTTTTATACGGTTCGCTCATAAGTATCATCCTCCTATAAATCCCCGGCTATCGCAACAGCCGGGGAATATTTTTACTACATCACCAGCCCATAACACTTTTCTTCCAGATACTTCCGGGAAATCTTGCCGGGAGTGATAATGTAGCCGTTTCTTTTCAGTTCTTCGTTCAGCTCCTTTATAATCTTATATGCCTTTGACTTAGAAACACCCAACATCTTTTGCACTTCCTCCACTGTGTAATAACTTACCTGCATAATGTCCGCCTCCTTCTTTAAAAATTTAAAACACCTACTCGCTGCTCATGGTTATAATATATAAGTCAAATCCTTCATAATGCGGTATGCTCCTGCAGACGCTGCTTAAATACATGGATATACCGCACCTTTTTACCGCCTATCACAATTCCTTTTGCATTGCGCTTACCGCCTCCCTCATTAAAAACAGTGATAATGCCATTGTCAGCTAATAAATTCCCCAGATAGATTGCGGAAACCGAAAAACTGTTGCCGCTTTTTCCATTATCTCTGTCATATGCAGCCTTTATGTCCTTTAGTAACGGCTGCGGTATGTAAAAATAGGTATCGTCTACCAAAATTGTCCTTGTTGGTTTATCAGGGTTATCATATCTTCCGGCTATTGGATAATCACCGCTTTCTATCGCCGTCGTAATTGCATTGCATAACTGCGTGACAGGGGATTCTTTCACCAGATTTATGTCGTTTTCCCTGATTACAGCTTGCAAGGCTGCATTGTGCCTCTGGCTTATCTGCTCTGCCTCATTATGGGTAATCTGCCTTGTTTCCTCACCATACATCAGTAAAAGATCAGAAGCGGTCTGTAACTGTGCATGATATTCCGCATATCTGCCATTAGCATAAATGCTTTGCAGACGGTTTCTATAATCTTTGCATCTTTGAGAAATAAAGCTAAAAACCTGTGCCTGTGTCCGGGTTATATAGTCCAGAAATCCCCACATAAATCTTGCCAGCAGGGTATCATCCTCCTGTACCATTGTTAATAGGTTTAAATCTACATCCCCCTCCCTTAACAATAAAAACAAACTCCGAGATAAGGAGCTTTCCACCCCTGTAATATATTCTCCTGTAATGACTGCTCCCCCCTCCGCTTCATACTGCTCAATATTTGGATTGTCACTATAATCATGGTTTCTTTGTTTTCCGTTCCCATCTCCAAAGCTGCGCGTCAACAATTCCACATTACTTTGCAACGCCCTTTGTTCATAGGTACTCTGCGTAGGGCAGAGATCATCTGCCAGCATAACAGCATCCTTGTAAATGCGAAATCCCGCTTCCAATCCTGCGCTTGTGCTGCGCAGAGTATAACGTGCCGTCCTGCGGTGTTCTAACTGTGTCATTGCCGATACAAGACTGGTTTTCCGAGTTGTACGTTTCCCATGCAAAAATAGCAGGAACTTTATAGGAATTTTGGCTATCTTAAACAACGAATAATTAAAACTCAAAACTATGTAAAGACATATGATTGTTGCTACTGAACTCTTGGGCGTCAGATTTTCCATATTTAAAAATTCCTTTATATGCCCTACATCCTGCCTATTTTCATATCTTCCAAATTCCTGACCATACAAGGACTTGATGATAACAGGCGCATAACCGATTACTCCCTGTGGCGTTACATATATGAATCCGTTTGCTGTTTCTTTCCACCCCGGCTTTCTAACCTCATATTCCATGCTGCCCCGAAACATCATCACTGTCTGATTCAGATAAATAGTGATTGCCTTCCTGTCCTTATATGGCACAAAGCCCGGAATATCATACAGCCATTTTCCATCCGCATATTTTGATACAGGTATTTCCTTATAAACAGGCTCACTTCTGCCAACCATTATCCTACATCCATATTTGGAAAGGACTTCGCTGCTTATTATCTTTTCAATTTGAACAGTTGCATTCATGGGAGCTTTTCCATCGTTTAACATCCCCATATTTTGCGTGTTAGGTGAATTTAAGGAATTGCCCATATTTCCAAATCCAAACCGCTCCCTTTTCGGCTGCATTGCAGAAATCGGCGGACTATTTGGCTTTATCTGCTCCTTTACAGTTCCCTCCTGCTGTGCAGACTGTGATATGCCTTTATCTGGTACAGTCGAAATTGTCCGATTTACAATATAAACCTCATTGTTGCTCTGAACATCAAAGTTTTTTTCTGTATCAAACTTTCCCTCCGACCTGCCCTTTTTGTTGTCAACCACCTTTACCATCTCTACTTTCTCTGTGTCTGCCATTTTATGCCTCCTTCTCTAATATCCAATTCCCAAATTCCCAAACTTCCCGAATTTTTCACCCCTCCTCCACAGATAATTTGGAAAATATGAAAATTTCATTTAAAATACTGACTCATTTAACGCTTGCGTAAACCTAATTCTACTTACAATTTCATCTTACCATGCTATAATAAGCAGCATGATTTCCCCTGCTCCCTCTGTCAATGCCATATTAGCACACAAAACATTTACGGTCTAAGGGGATTGAATCAATTAAAAAATTCCCTCTTGATTTAAAAAGGAATTTGATATATAATATTGTATTTATTTTTAGGAGGCTTGCGATATGGATACGAACTTATATTCGTCTTTGGAAAATATGTCAAAAAAACTGGCAGAACTGAAACAGAAACATATCTCCATTGGAGCCGCGCTTCTGCCTGTTTATTGCGAAACCATCAAAACCAAAAAGGAACTTTCCAAATATATTTATAGCTGCGACACCTGTACCTTAGATGGTATCAATATAGAAGAAACAACCAAAGCTTATTTTAATTATTTTGAAGATATATATAGCGACTCTGAATTTTTTGCCGCAAATGCTCTTGTCACTTCCAGAGAATATGAGCATTTTAAAGATTTTCCTGAAATACATAATATTTACAGGAAATTTGTTTTTGATTTTTATTCCTATAAATTTGTCCTGAAAGAGAACCAATCCAAAAGCATTGATTACAATATACCGCTTTGGTATATGCCAGTATTTGCCGCTTTTATCAGGGTTCTATATTCCAAGAAAAAGCTGGATAAAATTTCTGCAGCACAATTTCTTGAAAGTATTTCCGCTGAAATACAGAAGGTCGTATTTCAGAACTTTAGCATGATATACAGTGTAGATACAGATTTAGGAAAGCCTGATACCCTGAAACTTTTATACCGCTATAATATAGCCATCCTTTACGAAATCAATTCCTTGTATATTGGAACAACTGATCCTGTTATCCTGCCTTACATACCATCCATCAATGGCTTTTACCGTACTTGCATCATACAGTTCCGGCAATCTGCTTATCACTCACTTTTTGTCCATATTATCGAACTGTACTGGAAAAGCACATGGAAACCTCTAACAGAAAAACGCACGTTTCAGACAGTCCAGACCAATTATGCCTATGATACCAAGCCCCTATCGGTCTGCCTTACAGACAAGGAAACTGACGATTTTATCAACAACAGGCAATTGGATAAATCCTATTCCAGATTTAATATTGTATCAGATGCCTTTGATAAGATAGATAGCTGTGTTAAAAAATGTACATCAAATGATGATCTGAATAAATGCCTTGAAAAAATCGAAAAGATTACAGAAAGCTATTTGTCAAAAATAAAGGATTATGATAAAGATACTATTTCTCCATTAGTGGATCAGATATATAGCAAACTGGAAAAATTAGCTCTCTCAAGGAAAGATATTATTATATGCCATGCCGACAAAGAAACCATGTATGCAGATTATTCCAGAGTATTTCATAATATTTTTGGAATATATGATATGGCAGCAATCGCTATTAAATATATCCTGCGCAATAAATCTTTGCCGGATAAAAATAAGTATGTGTTGTTAAAAACACAGATATTGCCGCAATTAGCGGAAAGAGATAAAGCAGATTGTTTTAACCGCTTTAGAATGGAATATATTAACTTTCACCACAATTTAGAGATTTTTAATATTAGTCCTAAGAGTTTTCAAACAGACCTTCAGGAAATGCAGCAGCTCTTTTCTATATTTCAGAATGGCTGCTATCCGAAAGACAAAGAGGATGAAGAATTATGCGGACAATTTGACAGGCTTGTAGAAAATATCATATCCCTTTGCCCTGATAGCGACAACTGTTTTTCCTATATTTTTCAAATATTGACAGGGGATATGTAAATTCGGGAAGTTTGGGAATTAGGGAAGTTTAAGACAGAAAAACTGAACTAGAAAGCATTTCCCCAAGAATGATTCCTTGTTTCCCTTAATTTTCTGGAATTTATACACGGATGAAAAATAAGGGAAGCGTGGTAATTTGGGAAGTTTAAGGCAAAAATGTACCCAGAGAGCAGTGATGCTCTCTGAGCCATCAATAATTAGCTGATCATCCTTAACAGTGAAAAATCTGTTTTTGAACAGTTATAAAAATAATAATATGAATGTTGCCCCAGAGAGCCAAACGCTCCCCGGGGCAACATTTCCTTTACCAAATTCATTGTACAGCTGTAAAACTCCCGATTGAAAGGACTTCCAATCTGTTAGGTGGGTAATAGATTATTATGTCATCCTCTCCCGTTACCGCATTTGTGACAGGATAAACATAACTCGTAGGAATCTCATCGCTGTTTCTGTCACCTATGCTGTAGTCATAATCTTTTCCGTAATAGGAGATTCCATCACTTACATCAAAATTCAGCTCACCGTCATCATACCAGAAGATTTCTAACGTTGTACCATCATTACTTGCAAAATTAGAGGTTTTCTTATACCATTCAACATCAAAATCCAGTGACTGCTGTGCTTCTTCATCACCGTCTTCGATTCTTTTTCCCTCTGTATCTGCCACAACATCTGCGTCTGGTTGGGAAACACTTACCTCTTTGTTTCCGCCATCATAAAGTGTTATGCCATCCATAAAAAAGCCGAACTCCCCTAACCCACTATCAACCTGTATGTATATTCTTGGCTCGTCATCCATGCTTCTCGGGTAATATGTAATATAGCTATCATCCAATTTATAAAGCCCCGGGTATCCGCTGTAGCCATAATTTCGTTCGTATTCTTCATCTACATATTCGTCTTCTTTATCTTCATTTTCCGTATATTCCAGAATCTGATATACCACTCCGTTCCTATCATCCACATCATACTGTGTCGGATCAATAAATACACGATTCTGCTCTGTTTTTTCGGTATCCTGAAATGTATATGAATATGATATGCCCAGCAGTCCGTTTCCTGCATCATAAAAAGTTACGCTGTCTGTTCTTTCATAATTATTAGTATATTCAAAGCAGTTTATCTTGGTATACCATTCCGGATCAAGTTTATCATACTCACTTGAAATCACTCTGCAAAATTCTTCTCTGGGCGTTCTAATCGGTTTTGTTACATTTCCCCTGCCATCACCGTAGGTATCAATCACATTTTCGTCGTATTCACTCCTATAATACTCTAATGCTTCTTCCAGAGTACGAAAACTTGTTTTATAAAGCTGTCTTTCTGATGTATCATCGTATGTCCAGAAAAGTTCGTTTCCCCTGATGCTGATGTCTGAATTGTTTGTCTTTTCATCCACTTCTTCTGATGACGAAAGTGTCCATTCGTCAAGCTCCTCTCCACCAGCAAAATTATTACGAAACCCCAAAAAACAGTAACCAGCCTCATACTCAATATGCTCCTCGTCCACGTTTTTGACATTGATTATTAATGCGGCACAAGTAGAAGAAACTCCCAGTGGTCTGGAAAGCCAAACCCCCTTCAAATTATCATACTCATCATCCTCGTCGAATACTTTGACCGTAGGAATGGCTTCATTTGCAAAAACAGCCCGCATCAACTGCGGATACTGTTCTTCCTTTACTACGTTTGAACTTTTCCCGTTGGCATCACCGCCCAATGCCATATAATCATAGACACAGGTTTCGTTATCCGGATTCCAGTTGTACCTTATCCCAACCGTCTTTTCCCCTTCCGCATCTTCAAAGTCTCCCGTAAATAAAACAGTTCCCTTTTCAACACTCCATTCTCCGTTCTTAAAGAAAGCAGCAAATGCATCTCCTATTGTTTTACCCGGATACTCTGAAAAATGACCTTCCTTAATAAAAGCTATTAATTCATCATCCGAAATGTTTATATCTCTCGTTTCATCAGACGCTGTTTCTACGATATGATTTGTACTTTCAGTACTCTCCGCCGAATTGCTTGAACATCCCACCATTGCCAAACAGCACATTGTTATTGCCAAGGCAGCAGATAGTATTTTCTTTGTTCTCATTCAATTATCCTCCTATTCTAATTTCAGAATGTATTCTTCACCATGAACCACATAGCTTCTTACAATTATAAGCGCAATTGCCAGTGTCATATTTGGCAATGTTTCATAATTTAAAATCAAATTCGGATCATCATTTATTATCCATTGATCTGTGACTGGATCTGGTTTCAATTTTTCTATATCTTGAAAATCCACCGTATAAATTTTGTTGTTCTTGGTATCTCTTGCCAGATAAACCCTTTTATAACCAATTGCGAACCCCGATTGAAAATTGTGTTTGAAAACTGCTTTATCGACGACCATAATTAAATCGTCAGCATCCATATATGAAGACAATTTCGTTACCGCAGTTTCAAAAAGTTTCTTATTTTCGCCTTTCGTAGCTATTGCAAAGCTTTTAGCTGCCATAAAATCGTTTATTCTTTTGATAATCTCTGACTGCACTGCCTCCGTAACATATTCAAACTGGTTCTGTGTCGATTCGGGCATATGATTCCAAGCATCCTCTTGCGCACATTCTATAGCATTCATCGCAAAATTGAATGTCTCACGTTCTTTTTCGCGATAAAAGACTCTGCCTGAGTGATCAATACCATCAAAATAATTTTTATGTCTTGGTTTTTGGATTGAAGTTTCAACATCAAGTGTCGCAGGTGACGGTTTAAGAATTTTTTCAACTGCTTCCTTTGCTTCATTTAAACCACTGCCTGTACTTTCTCTGTAATGTTTAATCGCCTGAGCCATTGATGCTAAATCATAATGCGATCTTATGTATTCGGCTATTAAATTGTCAGATTCTCTTTCTACTATAACATTATCTTCTGAAGAACCAACTGATTCAATTATAATGCTGTCTCCCTTAGAAACCTCCGTTCTGTCAATGTTAGCAAGCATTAAAGCCGCATTATCACTAACGCTTGCATAGTCCGCTGGTTGCTTAGAAACCTCTATCCCACTAACTAGGGCGGGTATTTTAGCGCCATCTTGGCGAAGTATTAAAACTTGACCATTCAACTCCACACTTCCTCTTTCAATCACTCCTACAACCACAGTACCTTGACCTGTAATGCCAAAAACTTCATCTACTGGCATCGCAAAAGACTGATACGTTTCGCTAGGAACTTGTGTTTCGGAATTATGCGGCAATGAAGCAACATTCGTCTGAGAAGAACTCTTTGATGCATCTAGCAGCGCTTTCTTCTCGCCCTTATATTCATCTTCATCAATCAAGCCCTGCTCAAATAAATCTTTCAATTCTATCAGCCGGGCTTTAACATCAATAGCTGGCTGTACTGTATGTGCTATTAAATTTAGAGCTGGCGTGTTGTTTGCTATCGTTTTTGCCAATGTTTGCTGATTCATCTGCTGCGTTATCTGATCCAATTTGTCTATGAGCTGTCTGGCAGTGTTCAAATACCTTTCATATTTCATCGAACCGTATTTGGCTTCGGAACTTTGGTTAATTATCACCTTCTCTGTCTTTAAGACACCATTAACGCGAAACGTCATCCTTACAGCTACATCTTTGACAATGGTATCCATAGATCGTTTTCCAGTTGTAGCTCCTACTATTGCTCCAGTGCTGCCAAATAAAGCGCCACCAACTATGGCTCTTCCAATGCCGCCTCCTTTAGCCACCGTTTTCTGATTTTCTACATATTCATAGGATTCAAGCTGGTCATATCTATATTCCTTATCTGTCCACTGGAACAAATTAGCATTTGCCCCACTTGTAATACAAATCTTCCTTGTCGTATCATAGAACTCTACTCCTGCAATTTTAGTTAAATCCGACATTTTATCCTCCATATATCTCTATATTATTTTTTCCATCTACATTTTTATCTAAAGCCATACAAGAAATCTCCTGTCGTAATCAACGCTACCATTCTTGGCGCAATCAGATACAACAGAACCGCTACAATAATCACCCACACCTTATGCTTCTGGTTTTTTACAAGTAATGGATTCATCAAAATACCCGCCGCCAGATAGAAAAGCGCGCCTACTGCCGCTTTTGAAACATTTCCTACGAAACACAACAGCATGATAACCGTAAATACCCATTTCAAGATAATTACCGCTATGTGGCTTTTTGATCCGTCCTTAACAAAATACTTCATACAATACCTCCATATTCTAACACGTTACATTTCTTAAATTTTTTGCATACTTATCGCTTATTATATCACGATTCCACCAAAAATCAAACCTAATAGATATAGTTTTAACTAAAATCAAACCTTTTAATGCGTTATTGAAAGGCTAAATGACACATAAACTATACTTAGGAGGTTCAGTTGGCATGGAAAATACTACTATGGCAGCCATAGGTACCAGAATAGCAGAGGTGCGCCGCTCCCATAAGGTTACGCAGGAAGCCTTAGCTGATATGCTCGGTGTCAGCCCAAAACATATCAGCCATGTTGAAAATGCCACTTCCTGCCTCTCTTTAAAAGCGATCATTCAGTTCTGCTCCATCTTCGACTGCAGCATGGATTACCTTATCTTTGGCAAACAAAACAACGAGGCTCTTTCAAAGCTGCCTGATGAAATTGTAAAAATATTAAATACCGGAAGCAATGAAGATATAGCCCGTTTAAACCGTTATCTGCAAGTCTACGTTGAAATACAGAACGAATAAGAGCGGCACACAATGTAAAACAGGGCAACACCTTTCTTATGGGGTGCTGCCCTGCTTTATCTCTTTCACCATAACTGCCCCATACCAGACTTATCCGTTTCCGCTAATTATACCATCCTGAAAACAAGCTTTGGTATGTTGCCAACACACAATCATTCATTTCACTACTATTTTTCAAGCCACCCACCTATGGCAGAAGCCATAATCAGTATGACAACCGCCAGTAAAATACATTTCAGAGGATAGCTCCACCGCCCTCTTGACTTCTCCAGCCATTTCATGCGGCTCCGCATCTGAAAAATATCAAATACGAAAAAGAACAAAAATACATAATATAGCACAGATACCACTAACCAAATCCTAACTGCTGTTCCTGCAGCAATCACTTCCGGCAATGCTGCCACTATGCACACCAAAAGGAACGCATAAATTGTTCCAGCCAATACCATCTTCCATACCGTAAAGGAACGAAAGCCCGGTATCTGCCGCAGAATATGGGGTGCGTGCGAATGTCCCTGCGGAAGATATGGGCGCAGTGCCTTTCTCAATGCCTTTGCACTCCGGTAACGCCTCGCCGTATCCATTTGGAGACACCGCCTTACCACATATGCAATCGCGCCTTTCGCAAGGCACTGATGCGGCAGTTTCCCCGTCAAGAGTTTATTCAGCAAAACGCCCACCGAATAAATATCCGCCTGTGCGTCTGTCTGATGAAATCCGAACTGTTCAGGTGCGGCATACCCCTGTGTCCCAAGAATTTCCGTATCCGCATCCCTCCCTGTCTTATGTGTTCGTGCAATATCAAAGTCTATCATATACAAACGCCCGTCCGGTGTTATTATGATATTACTGGGTTTTATATCCCTATGTACCAGCCCCGCCTTATGGAGCTTTTCAAGCGCCTCGCATAACTGCGTAATATATAACGCAGCCAGTGGTTCAGGCAGCTTTTCTTTCTCCTGCAGCATTTCTTCCAGCGTATTCCCCTCAATATATTCTTCCAATATCTCATATTGTCCGTTCCCTATATCTGCGATACTGTAAATTGCCGGAATATACTGTCCTGCCATATCTTTCAGCCGCCCATAGATTTCTGCCTGTCCACTCCCGACAATCCTACGGACAACCAGCCTGTCAGAAGCAGTTTCACGCAGCAGCACCACATCGGAATGCCGCCCAAGCTGCATAACCTCTGAATATTTCTCCGACATAACCTCTCTCCTTCCCTTGCGCTTTTTCCCGTTCTGCCTTACTATTATCATATCACAACTTCTAAAAATGAGGTATCGCTATTATGGATAAAAGCACAGATGAACTGATGAACACCCTGCACAGCAAACCGGACGCAGACCATTATTTAAAAGAAAATGACAGCGAACTACTCCATATGACATTAACAGAGCTTTTAATAAGCTATCTGATTTCCAAGAATCTTGAAAAAGCTGATGTAATCCGGGATTCCGGCTTAGACAGAACATATTCCTACCAGATTTTTAACGGACTTCATAAGCCAAGCCGCGACAAACTGCTTTGTCTGGCTTTCGGACTGCATCTGACCGTACCCGAAACGCAGCAGCTTTTAAAAACTGCACAGATGGCTCCCTTATATCCTCGCATAAAACGTGATGTTCTCATTTTAGAGGCTCTTTTTCAGGGAAAAGATATTGGCTGCTGTAACCGCAATTTGGAGAAACATGAGGAAACCGTTCTCCAATAAGCAGGACTGCACCCCTTACAGAGTACCGTCCTGCTTTATTGCGCCTTATTTTATGCCATATCTTCCAAAAGCTCTCGTTTGTACTTATACAGGCTCTTTCTTGAAATCCCCGCCTGCCGCATGGTTTCCGCATCTGACAGGGAACCTCCGAACGACTTGTTATGTCTGCGGATAATCTCTTTTGCCGCTTTCGCTTTTTGGGTTTCATAAGTTGCCCCTTTGGGCTGCCCAATCTGCTTTCCGTTCAGTCTGGCTGTTTCAATTCCTTCCTTTGTTCTCTGATGCAAATCCGCCACCTCTTTTTCAGACTGTTCAAAGGCAAGCCTGATTTGTTCTTTCGCAAGCTCCATTAAATAGTGGTTGACGCCTTCCAGTATCAGATCCACCTTATCACCTGTAAGCGCTATCTGGTTCGCCATTGCCTTTTTATAAGTTTCCGTATTGATATGCGGCTCTTTCAGAAATACAAGCGATATACCCTTACGGAACAGCTTTTCATAAAGTTTATAGCCATCTTCCGCATCCCTGCTCATACGGCTTACCGAATCAAAAATAATGGTATCGCCTGACTGCGCCTTATCAAGTATCTTATCCAGCTCCTTTCTTCCCTGAAACTTTGTTCCGGTATAGACTTCTTTCACGATAAGCGCATTTGGGAACGTAGATTGTATGTTCCTTACCTGCCTTTCTATGTTCTGTCTGCCTGTCGAGATGCGGCAGTATCCATATTGTCTGCTCATGCCCCCAGTTCTCCGGCTTCGCAGTTTTCATATTCCGGCAGTTCGGACAGGGAATCATGGTCTACCGAAAACGCATTTCCCTCCGGCGAAAAATGCAGATATACTTGGCTGTCACCGCACACATGGAATACTGCATCAGGAGGAATATGCTCTTTCAGATAATCGCAGAACTGACCTACGGTTACATTCACCCCATGTTTCCAATATTCAGCATCATATTCATTCACAATCTTCATCCCCCTTATCTTCTATATATTCAAGAACATCCTCCAATCCGTACCCTGTTTCTTCCAAAAGGATATTCAGCGCAAGCTCAATCGCCTCGTCATATCCCCTGCTGTAATTATCTTCCGCACCACAGCCTCCGGCATTGTGTATTCTCTTGGCAGCTCTCTTAACAAGCCGCCCTGATACAAAATCTTCATCAGCAGCCGTATCCGCTTCCCTGCCGAACATACCGCCATTGGCGTAATGCTGCTGTATTTCGCCCCAGTCATAATCCTTTTCAATCTGGCTCTCCGTATTGCTTTCAGGATAAAGCATAAAATACCCTGCCAGTTTTCCGGCATTGTGGAGCGCAGCCACCTCCTCCCATTCGATAACTTTCATTTTTGACCATTCATAAGCCATACAAACACCTCCGTTTTAAAATTTGTGTAATTCTGACGAACGCTAGAAGTAGCACCGTCTTATCACCGGATTTTAATTAAATCCAGTTAGATTTTACCACTTTTTTTACAACGTCAGATTTGCCACCTCAAAAAAACATTCCGGCAGAGCAGCCGGACTTTTCCAGTCCGACCACTTACCGATCATAAATCCAACTGTCACGCCGCTATCTTTAGTATGCCCTCATTTCTGTCATATCTGTAAACGTGATCCGAAAGCCGATCCTCTGCATCTACCTGAGTTGCGTTTACCTCGCATACCATACCTGCAAGCTCCGTATATTCCGGCGCATGATCTGATGGAAGAATAATAATCTCATGTACCGAACTTGGAAGCACGATAAAATCATCCGCAAGTTTCTCACTGATTCCCCGCAGGGTATTAGCATCCAGAAGTTCAGCAGCCCCGAAAGTCCTTTTTCCATTTGTAAGGACATACATCTTCACATCTACCGCTTCTTCACACTCAAAAGGATTTATCCCATCCGGCATGATGCCGCAGAGCAGCGTTTCCATATCCATAAAATGTGGCTCTCCATCTGAACGCATATTTGAAACTGCCATCTGGTACAGGCTTTCTTCATCCTGTCCCCACATCTCCATATAATTATTCTGAATCAGGATTGACAGCATTCCTCCAACCTCTGCATTTCCGTCTACTTTTATGTAATAGGCTACCGCCAAATCCAAAAGATGCCTGTGCGGAATGATTTTAAGAGCCTCCCTGTTCATTTCCGCATTGACTAACTTTGCATAAATGTGATATTTAATCACATCCCACTGCAGGAAGTCAGCCGTATTGATGTCCTGCAAATCGTCCCTGTGTTCCATGAGCTGACGATATACAATTTCAGCAGCCTCGCCAATCTCCAAACGTCCGTTTCTGTATTCCTTGTAATAGCCGTTTAAGTTTATACAGGGACTACCGTTACTGTCCTGGCTGACTGTGGAAACTCCCAACACCTTCACGCCATTGTTCTTTATATTCGTAGTCAGCCATACGCTGAAAGTGCCGTCCGCTTTTTCCCTTACTGCTGCCAACACAGCATTTGCAAATTCCTCCAACTGCATCATGCTAATATCCTTCTCCTTTCTCGACCTGCGAATTTGTGCATCAAGCGCAAATTCGTCGTGTGAGATTTAGAGCTTCTCCGCGAAACAGCCTTTGCTGTAAGCGGTTAGAAGCTCTTATCACACTATTTTTCTCCTGCTACGCCGCCTTTACAGATTTTGTTCTTGATAAGGCAAGCATCACCTTGTTATAAGTATCCTCGTTCATTGTTTCCGGCGTCTTTATCTTATAACGGCTCTGAACTGCCTCCATCTCCACGCCTGTCCTGTCAAGCTCCGCCTGTAAGGAAGCCATCTGCTCTTTGGAAATGCTGTTCTTTTTCTGTTCTTTTTCCGCTGTTTTTGATGCCTGTTTCCCTTTATTGGTGTTTTCTGCAGCAGCTTTCGCTTTCAGTTCATAAACAGACTGCCCCTTATCGTTTACAATCACAAGGGCATTGATTTCCCTGTCCTCGTTATACTGGATGGAATAGACAGAAAAGCGGTCATTACAGTAATAACGCATCTCCCCATTCTGCCCGGCTTTTGCCTGTATCGCTGCCTTTCCTGCCGGAATCCAGATAAAAGGCGCAGAATACAATTCACGCCCGATTCCCCAGTTAAAGCAAGCCCTCTTAAAACTGTCCGAAGCCTGCGATTTCTCTTTTTCCGTATATCCGGTAGTGCCTACATCCTGCTTTGACACCCATACGCCGGACTCCTTATCATAAATTTCCACCGTACAGTAAAGGTTCCCGTCTATGCACTGATGGCTCCGTTTCCAGCCGAATGCGCCGAATGTTTCATCAAGAATACGCTGGTCTACCCTCGCATCCTTATAAAGAAGTAAACTCAGACCGTTCTCTTTGATGACCGCTACCCGGCACTCAATCTCATTTGCTTTAAGCAGCCTTATTAAATTCTGTTCCATCTGCGCCCTCCTTTCCGCAAGCCGGACTGTTTATCTTTGCTATTGCCCCCAGCTCGCCGCTGATATATGCTTTTAATTCATCAAAAACACAATCCTCTCTGGTAAGCCATTCCTGATATAAAAAATCCAATATGCCAAAGTTCTGATAAAGCAGCCCCCGCACCGTGTCCTCGTCCAGTTTCTCCATATCCTCCACCAATATTTCATAGGAATTAACAAAGACCTCGATTTTATACGAAGATTTATAAACTTCCTCTTTTGACTGCCGGAGAATGGAATCTTTAAAAAGCTGCAGTTCTATATGCAGACGCTTCAACAATAAATCTTTCAGTTCCTTTAAATCCATAGAAATAACCATGCCTTTCTCACAGCCTGCGACATTTGAGCCGCAGGCACAAATTCGCCTGTGAAAAATTTATTTTTCACAGTACCGCCTTCTTACGCCGCCTTTACTTCAAACCGCCTGTAATGTGACGCCTTTCCATAATCCGCATAGATTTCCGGTTTCTCTGTTTTAATGCGCTGTGAATCAAGCCTTATGGAATCAATATTGCCCCATGATACACGGTAATGGTCGCTGGTCGCATACTGGTTATCACCCATGAACAGCTTCACTTCCTGCTCAATCTGTTTCTGTTCCGCCTGCAGTTCCGCGATAAAGCCGAGTATTTCCTCACGCCTGTTTAACTTTTCATCAAACCCGACAAGTTTAATGGCGCTCGCTTTTTTAGCTGTATGGAAATACTGCTCAATTACTTCATCACAGGCTTCACTCCCGTCCGGCGGCGGGATTGTTCCCGGAACAACATGGTTATTCCAGAAATCTTCTTCTATTCCAATCAGACGGCTTATCAGTTCATCATCCCACTCTAATTTGCGGTATGTAAATTCCCTGCCTAAAATAACCGCCGCGATGTACCATGTACGCTTTCCCGTAACCGCCATGTAATGATAACACTGCATGACATAATGAAGCGGAATATTTCCGTCTGCCCACTTATCCGCATTATAGGCGCTTGCCGTCTTGCATTCCAGCCCCGCATCCTCACCGACAACCAGACGGTCAACATCTGCAATCATAAACGGATGCTCCTTACTCCGGTACATGAAATTAGACTTCCTGACCTTTAACCCTGTCGCCTCCATGAACCGCTGTGCAACATAATCTTCCAGATCGTGACCGATACGGATAGCCTCGTTGTCCTGTTCCTCCACCTCCTCGCTCGTTTTGTCATGGAATACTTTCATTGCGCTGCTGTACGGATTCACACCGCAGATCGCCCCTGCATCAGAACCGCCGATCCCCGCCTTTCTTAAACGCAGCCATTCCATATTATCAACTCCTGCCAACGATATTTTCTCAAACATATAAATCCTCCATTCTTTATGCACCCGCGAATTTGGGCGCAAGCTCAAATTTGCCCTGTGAAAAATTTATTTTTCACAGTATCTCCTTTCCTGCAAAGACACAAATAATAAGGATGGCTAAGATAACAATAATCCCTACCATCCCATTTACTGTTATGATTCACTTTTTTTCATTACTTACAACCGCTTTCCAATCTATGGCTTTCTGCTTTACAGCATATATGTATTTTCAGATTCCGTTTCGTGATATACAATTTCCCTGACTGTGACCATAAGACCAAAAGAATCATTTTGAATCCTCAAATACACACATTACCTTTCTGCAGAAAACCAAAGACAGAAAGCCCCATTATCCATAGCAGACACCACCTCCCCAGCTTGAAATTATCCAAAGCTTATCGGTACAGTTTTAAGCAGCCTTTACAAGCTGGTATGCCTTGTCGATAAGCGGATTGCCGTCAACGGTACGGGCAAACAGGTTTTCATTGTAATTCGCTGTCCTGCGGAGCGGATTGCTGTGTGTCGCAAAATCAGATACTGCATTGATGAAGCGGTACGCATTGTTTCCCACCTTCTGCAGATCAGGGGCGTCATAATACCGCTTCTCCATATCCTTACGAAGCCGGATGATATTCTTCTGCTGTATCGGCGTAGGTTCTTTCTCCATTGGAAGGAGCAGCTCAATATACTCTTTTACCTGCTCGTCCGTCATCTTCTGTCTGCGGAGCTGTTCAAACTCAATGCCGAGGCAGTCCATGTATTCCTCCGCCATGAAAAGCGTATCCTTCGCCTCCTGTATCTTGTCCTGAATGTTGCCTGTGTGGATCATGCTGAAACTTCTCTTAGCTGTGTTCAGTGCCAGATTCAGGGTATTGTTGCACACCACCCTTACCGGGGTAATGGCTACCTTTACAGAACCGGAGCCGTCATGTGTATTGCTGAATACAAGATAGGGGCTGATCCGTTCCCCCGCAATGATGTATTCCCTCGGAAGCCTTGCAAGCAGCCAGACTTTCTTCCCCTCCTGCAGTGATCCGGCAGTTTCATAGCGGACGCCTTTTCCAAGCAGTTCATCCGTAAAGCTGAACGCATCCGTATTCTGCACCACCTTGTAACGGTCAGATACCACGCCCAGTACCTTTCTGTCAGAATCCCGCACATTTGCCTTGTAGCCCTCAATCGGTTCGTTGAAATCCGTATAAATTGGCTCCTGCACCACGTTCCAGTCCAGCCCTGCCAGACGGAGCGCCTCCGCTGATGTCGGTGCTTCCATAACAATAGCCCCCAGTCCATGCCACGGTTTTTCTCTTACACTAAACATTGTTTCTACTAATGCTGCCATAATTCATTTCTCCTTTTCTTCTTGAATTTGAAATAATTTTTATAGTTTCCATTGCATTTGTTCTACTGCCGATTTTGTTGTAACCTCCTTCCCTGTGCAGATATAAATATCCTTAATACTGCCTTATCAAATCTGCGTCAATATCTTATTTGCTATCCTGCTTCACGGATATAATATACGATTGTGAAAATCTGCTTTTCCTAATGCCGCACACAACCAATACATTTTCAAGGCACAAAAAATACCGCAGGCTGTTAAGCCTACGGCAGTCTTTGGTTTACGTTCCTTTATGTTCCCGCAAAGCGGATTGGGGCAATTCCCCAGCCATGCACATATATAATATGCGATTGAAATAACAGATTCCTTTTACATACCTGACTGTTTCCTGATGTACTGGTCAACTGCTTCCCTGCTGACTTTCCATGTAGAGCCTATGCGGAATCCCTTGATTGTTCCCTGTTTCAACAAATCATATGCCCTGTTCTTCCCAATGCCCAGATAAGCCGCCAGCTCCGGCGGCGTCATCAGTACGCTTTCCTCATTGTTCATATTCTGTGCCACATAAAATGGATTCGTGTTATACATTACCAATTCCTCCCTTATCAGCTTTATTCTTTATAAAAATGTTGCTTTTGGAATTGTCGATGTATGTACCAAATTATTATATATCATTAAATATCAGAAGGTTTTGGTAAATTTCACGCCAAATCAAAATAGATAAAAATAAATAAGTATAGTTTATAAATATTACACATCACCCGCTTAATAAAGTTTTGCGGTACATTGTATTGACAGGCAAGTTCCAATATGCTATAGTGGTGTTAGTCAATTAAGTTTTGCGGTACAATAAATTTTCATAACGAGAGGAGAACACAATTATGGCACGTCCGGGTTATTTATCAATTTATGCAGACGAAAGAACACAAACTATCTTTGATGAATTTACAAAAATCAAAGGAATCAGCAAATCCACTGCCCTTACTGAAATGATGGATACCTATATGCTGGCACAGGATGAAGAACTCTATATAGAATTAAAAAAGAAATCCTTGAACGTTGAATATGTGCGGGATATTCTTTTGCAAAGAGAAGATACTACCCCTATCAATGACTATATCATTATGAAACTTGGTACAGCATATACGCTTAATGGTGATGAATTAAATGGAGAAGAAACTATCAGAGCTTATATAAAAGCAGTAAAGCAGCATGGTTATTCATGGTTCAGTACCATAAGCCTACATTCTGGAATGGCAGATGCCAAAATAAAGTTTTATAAAAATGCAATCAGCAACGGGGAAACTGTGAAAATTCTTTTTGTCATTGGAATGGGAATCAACGAAATACGATACTCAGCTACAATTACTGATATTGAATCTAAAAGAGAGGAATTTGAATGTCCCGGAAATCCCGATACTATTCCAGAAGAATTTGGTACTGACGAAACAGGGAAAATCTGGATAAAACTTACAGACCTACAAGAAGAAAATACCATAAAGGCTGATATGTTAAAATTTAGAAAAGGGAACGGAAGCGTGAAAAGAGCCATTACCAAATCACAATTCCATTTTGGATATGCCTATATTGGTTAATTAGTTCTGATGCGGTATGACAAATTTCAGTGTCATACCGCTGTATTTTAAACCTTGTACTTGACTATATCATAATTGTATCTTATTCTTCGCGGATGGATTGGCATTTTTCCGTTTTCATTTATAGCGCAATACAGTTTTTTCTTATATGGCTTTAATATTTTTTCAATATGTCTTTTTTCAGTTTTATAACTATCCTTTGATACTCCCCAAGCTATAAAAATAATGTCAGCCTTTTCTAACTCACGGTGAAAACATTCAAATTTTGTCTTTCTTTTCTTGCCCATGTCATTTGGATTCGTGGCATAATTTTCATAAATATTCAGCATTAAAAACTCATCTATGCCGTACATATTTAAAAATCTTGCTGTAACCGTTAGTGTCCTATCGCTTTTACTGTCATTCGCTTTACTGGGATTGATACCAATGACAACAGCCCTCTTATTGACAAAAACTCTCCATGTTACTGTCAGCCTAGAACGATATTTATCATTATCAGAATATTCCCCATTATGAGTTTTTATACATATCTTCTTATCTAAATTTCTTGTTTTATCCACACCAACCAACTATATCACCCCTCCTTTTCCTCCGCAGGTACAAATTCTAGAATATCTTCTATCGAGCAGTTTAAGACAGTTCAGATTCCTGCAAAAATTTCGTATCCGATATTGCATAATCTCATTTATCAAGATTGACTCAATTACTACTCTCTTGCGCCTTTCTTTCCATATCAAAAGATCTAATACTACTCTTTTCTTCTTCATCTATATTCATTTCTGTTTCTAGGCTCTCACTATCAGACTGCTCCATTGCTTGATCCTTTGACTGATGTATCTTCTCTGAAAATGTTGCATCATTTCGACTATTGAAACCAATAACTAATGTAAACACCATCATTCCGACAATAGCGAATATCCAAATACAACTGATTAACAAACGAACTCTCTTATATTCTTTCTCCGTATTTTTAAATGCACTATCATTATTCACTGCCACTTCAATATCCTGCTCGTCAAGTATTCCCCTATAATTACATTTCAAATCATAATATGATTTTGCAAGCCAACCCCACTTTGTATTTCCTGCTATAATTGTAACTATCATATATAACAACGAAGCAAATGTAAAAATACCGCATACAGCAACAATATTTGACGATACATTGACCTGTGTAAAACTAGTAAAATCAATCGAGTCTGTAAGCAAAACAGTCATTAAAAACACAATTACAGCAACAAAATTATTTCTGAACCCCTCAACCAAGTCGTGCGCTAGTTCCTGAAGTTGTTTGGCAGATTCCACAATAAACTCTGACAATTTGTTCTTTAGTTCAATGTATTGGTCTGCATGTTTTTTCTGATATATAACATGATTTGCAACTGCAGAATTATAAATATTCTCACCGATACTCAAAATGTCCTCCGCTGTTCTACAGTGCACATTAATAATATTTCTGGCAATACTAGCACGATCTACACAGCCATCATCCTTATATATCCAATTATAAATTTCCCACGCATAGTTATTTTCACTTAATTGCTCTAAAGTATATTCGTATCCGTTCACAGCTGGATCAAATTGCAAAATGGCTTTATTTCCCACGATGTTAGATGTGTTTGCGATATACAAGTAAGATAAAACCATCTTCAACCTATCAAATAATTCCTTGATTCTATTAAAGCTGCTATCATACACATGTTCAATGATAGTAAAATCTTGTGGAACCAATGGGTACTGCGCCCTCCCTAGGAATACACTCGAATCATTACAGTTTCTAATATAATTGCTGCGGCTTATTGCGCTATCCCACGACAACTGCCCACCTCCAAAAGCTATGGAACTCGTGTGTATATAACTATCACCATTCAAAATCTGAAAGCAAATATGTTGTCTTCCATTAGCAAATAGCCCAGAAAATAATTGAAAGCTTTCTTCAATCTTCTGTTTACATAGAAAATCTGAAAATTTTTCTATGCTATAAACACTAATAGTTTCATCTACAAACTTTTTCTGTATTTTTATTGTGACCTTAACTATATCATCTTGTTCCAGTTGTAATTTGTAATCATCATATTCGTTAATATGACTTAAAATACCACCATTAGAAAAACTGAAATTTTCAACACTATGAAATTGAATTCCAAAATCATCACGTTCTATACATTCATGGCATAACTCAACCAGTTTTTCGGCAGAAGGCAAATCCGACGCTGCAATTTGATATCTAATTTGAAAATTATACAAAACTTCTTCACATGAGATAAGGCATAATTCCCCAAATATTTCATTTAAAATCTGTATCACATCAATCACACACTCACCTCTTTTCTCTTTTCACTATTCTGTATCTCGATAGAAAGCTCTGAATGTTTCTTCATCATCACACAAGATTATCAGCTTTTTCTCACCAGTAACGCTCTCTTCTGCCTTTATCCAATCCTCTCTGTTAGGTTGTGCTTCTAACACCATCAAATTAACATAGTCATTGACACGGTACTTTATCTTGCTATTTTTTTTAACAACACTTGGATCTGCGTGAAACTGTGTATCAAACTTACCACTGTCAGCATAGCTAAGTAACCTCGTTTTGACTTCCTCCTTATTGATGGATGGGTTAGTTGGCTGGTACGCATCAAACAGAGATCCTACCAAATCATGATAATTAATCATTTGATCTGATTGAAGTGCGTGGTTAAGAGAATTTTTCAAATTGTAATAATCATATAGCGACTTCCCTTGTACTGATCGCTTCAATTCTCGATTTACAACTTTCAAAACTTCTTCTGTGTTTACCTTGTTAGAATTAGCTTCTTTAACTTCAAGAAAATCCTTTGTCCAATACTGAGCTCCCGTATTACAAAACACCTTTACATTTCCATGAGTAACATTTCCACCTTCAACCGATAAGTCAACAACAGCTGACTTCCACACGCGCTTATTTTCACCTGGAAATCCAAAATTTTTAGCTAAAGTTTCCCCATCATACCATTCTGAATGTTCAACTTTTGCAATAACAAATTGAAATTCGCCGTCTGCCAAAATAAGCGCCTGTACAATGCTACCTCGTTGCACATTCGTAATATGTGCCATCCTCGCTTGGGTGGCCTGTTCAATGACAAAAAGTTTTCGAGCTATACTATCTGATAACTCTAAAGGAACTGTTTCATCTGTCACCACATTCCCCTGTTGAACAACATCAATAGTTAATTCAGCTACACAATGCATGACAGTAGTGTTATGATCAGAAACAGAATACATTCTAGATGTTTTATTTTCAGTTGTTGCAAAATTGATATATTCCATAATATAAGAATTAAAGTCAGAAGGAATTTCCTTCCGAATTGGATCATCCATACTCAAATCCAAATTATGCAGAGAACGATACAAAATTTCCATTTATTTCAGTTCCTCCTTTGTTTTTCTTTTCACACTTAAGTACAATTGTCAAAATCAAAGTATTTAAAGAATATCAAGCATATTTCTTTGTTTTAAAAAAATATACCCTCATTACATATATCTATTTTACCATAAAATATACTATGACACCAGTATAACTAATTATCAAAAATATTCTTTAGCAACAGTTCAACATTCGATTTCACTATCGCACTTGATGCACAATTTTACTTGTGCATCGTGCAAGTTAGAATTGTTACATTCTTTATTGGTAATCTCTCTGCATACTTTATCTCCAGCAACTACTATAATATAACTACTTCAATCCGTTTCTGCCTAAGAAAGTTTCCTGCCCTGCCATTACTTCCATAGTCATCAATGTTCCCAGACGGTAGCCTCTGATAAATTTGCTTTGTGCATAGCAGCAGTTTTCATCAGCCATAACATCCATAAGCTCGTTAAAAAGTTCCTTTTCCTCATTATTCAATTTTTCTTCCAGCTTCTCCTGAAGCTCACAAACCCTGTCACATAGTTTCTGATGCCTGGGGCTTCGTATTTCCTCTGACGGGATTACATGAAGTTCATCCTGCGCAAACGCATCCAAAATATTTCCCATAACTGACCTCCTGAAAATCTGCTGATTATCTTTCATACATGGAGCCATCATCATACACCCTGTATGTAATGGTATCGCCTCCCATACGACCGACAATTTCAACAAAATCCGGTGCCGGAATTGTTTCAAGGATATAATCCAGCCTTTCTAATGCCCTGTCCTGCGCTTTTGATACCCTGTCTTTCTGCTTTTTACTCATTTTGAAAATCCTCCTGAAAATAAGATAAGAGCAATGAACCGGAGTCCACTGCTCTTTCAGAATTATAATATACATTTGTCTTGTTTCAGTTTTCCAGATGCCTCTTATTCCTTTTCTTTCCTGCGCTTTTCTTTCTTGCTTTTTTCTTCTTTGTGTTTAGGTCGTGGCGCATCCATCTCACTTTGGGAAATCACCTTACGCTTAGGCTTTGGCACTAATACTATGAATAATGCCGCTAACAGCACTATTTTTATTACCTCATACCAGTCAACAGAAGATGATTCCTGCTGTGGCATATTATCCGAAAAGGCACTGGCGGTCTGCATAACTGACCGTTCCTGAATCGCCGCCGATTCCATAACAGGCTGGCTGGCACTTGTCATACTGGCATTGTCTTGCTGCTGTGTGGAAGTAGAAATTTCAATATTTGATCTTCCGTCTGTCATCTCATATATTACATCTACATATTGAAGATTCAGCTTAATATTATCCGGCATCTGTACGTTCGGAGCTGTGTTCTCATCTTCTTTAACTTCTGTAACGGTATCTTCTTTTGCCGGAGATGAATTTTGTGTTTTTGTGTCGGCAGTTGAAGCTACTGTAATATTATTTGTCACCGGACTGGATTTCACACTTGTCGAATCTTTTCCTGTATTAGTGCTGTTTGCCGGATTATTATATGTATAGTAATTGTTTGTAGTAGAGTTATGCGAATCCGTTTGTTTTGAATTATCCGTTTTCGAGTTATCCGTACTTGAATTAGTTGTGGAGCTTCCCGTACCACTGCCAGAATTATCGCCACCAGAACTTGTATCATCCTTTTTATCATCTCCACTTGGAGGCTGTTCACTGCTCGGCGGTTCTTCCGTACTTGGCGGCTCTTCCGTACTCGGTGGTTCTTCTGTACTTGGTGGTTCTTCTGTACTTGGTGGCTCTTCCGTGCTTGGCGGCTCTTCCGTACTTGGCGGCTCTTCCGTACTCGGCGGTTCTTCCGTACTTGGCGGTTCCTCCGTACTTGGCGGCTCTTCCGTACTCGGCGGTTCCTCCGTACTTGGTGGTTCTTCTGTGCTTGGCGGCTCTTCCGTACTTGGCGGCTCTTCCGTACTCGGCGGTTCCTCCGTACTTGGCGGCTCCTCTGTGCTTGGCGGTTCTTCCGTACTCGGTGGCTCCTCCGTGCTTGGTGGCTCTTCCGTACTTGGCGGCTCCTCCGTACTTGGCGGCTCCTCTGTGCTTGGCGGTTCTTCCGTACTCGGTGGCTCCTCCGTGCTTGGTGGCTCTTCCGTACTTGGCGGCTCCTCTGTACTTGGTGGTTCCTCACCTTTAACCTCATAAACTAACTTCATAAGAGAAGTGCTGCTTGTAGCATCAAAATAAGGATTAGAAGTATTGCGATCCGAAATCCACTCTATTGGAATAATATTTCTTGCTTCATACAGAGCCCGTACATCCTCAAGACTGTCCATCTGAAAGTATGCGGATGTTGTATTTGCTATATCTGAACCACTTTCCGATATATTCCTATATATTACAGTGTTGCTAATAGATATATTCCCAGTATTGTAAATACCCCCTCCAAAGCGCCCTGCGCTATTGTTATATATTTCACATCCTGATATTGACATTGTAGCTTCACTGGAATGCCAAATCGCCCCGCCCTCGGTTAAAGCATTACCATTTTGTAACGTGGAGTTGCTTATTACAGCAGCAGTTACACTGATATGCCCTCCATGAGGCGCTGAATTGCCATCAAAAGTACAATTATTTATATTTGCTGTTCCTCTGGCAGCAAGCGCTCCACCGGGAGACATACGATTACTGCAATTCCGCATAGTTACATTGTCCAATGTTATATCAGTATTTGCCCTTATCATGGCATTTTCGGCTTGGTAAACGGAACCATTTCCATCTATTGTCATATTCCTAAAAGAGACAGGCACATTAGCCTCTATATAGACGGCATCATTCATACGCACAAGATAAATATGTTTATCATCACTTCCAAAAGTCTTATAATTATTTGGAAATTCAATAGAAATACACGAACCAGCTAATCCTATTACATCTCCATCCTGTGCGTTTTGTACCGCTTCCACAAACTGCTCACCATTATTCACTATAACCGTAGGATTTGATAAATCTGGTTCCGGCGTTGTTGCATTCGCCGCAATCTGTAATCCCTGCACAGTAAAAAGAGTTGCCACCAAAACAAATGTCAGCAGTACCTTACCATATTTTTTTCTTTTCTTCATGCGTTACCCTTTCCTTCCTTTTTAATCTGTACCGAGGGAGAAAATGGCAAAAAATAAGGAATTACAGCCAGTTATTGCCGGAACTCCTTTTTTGGCATTTGGCATTTTTTTCTCTAAGGGTATTTACCAGCGTCCTCACAAGGTTCTTATCGTCCTCATCCAGACCTGTCACGTCTATGGACTCCTTTTTCTCTATCCCCATAAGATAGTCTGCGCTTACATGAAAAACCGCCGCAAGTTTTTTGATTGTTTCCGGGGATGGCAGCCTGTCCCCGTTTTCATAAAATGAGATGATGCTGTTCTGTACCCTGATCTGTGCCGCAAGCTGTTTCTGTGTCAGATTCCTTTCCTTTCTTAATTGTCGCAACCGTGTGCCAAATTCTACCATTTTAATACCTCACTTCCCATAAATACTATTTCCTATAGTTTAAGATTTGGTGGAAAATGGCATATTATGTTTTACAGATTTGTAAAATTATGTCGAAACCATAAGAAACCTATCCTATGTATCTACCCGGAGTATCTTTTACCGAAAGCTCTGCCGCATATCATAAAGACCTGTCCCGCAATGCGGCTCAAACGCAAAAACAGCATATCTGCTATATTTTGTTGCATATCTGCAATTTATCCGAAAAAAAATATCCGTTTTGCAACATTCTGCTTGCACCTGACAGCGTATGTGCAACAGGCACTCTGTTCACAAAATGCCTGTTGCACTTTCTACCACTGCATCTCACAACATGGCTGCCATAACTTTTTAACGTATAAAATCAAGCACGCCGCTTAGTTCATCCGGCAGTTTTTCACAGACCTCCGGCAGCGCTGTTTCTGCAGGTTCGCTGTCTTTCCGCTGCACAGGGACAACGCCTGTTCCAATTCCTGCGAGCAGTGCGCCCACCAGCTTCATCCCCTGCGACTGCATTTCCTCCCTGACAGCAGAAAGCATCTGGCTATGAAATTCCTGTCTGTCCGCAATCTTGATGTTCAGGGTAAAATATTCCTCAAGCACCCTCTTGACATAAGCGGTCAGGGAAGCGGAACTGCCCGCTTCCCCTGTCAGTTTCATATAAAGCTCCCTGTCGTTTTTATCATCCATATTAAAACGGATAAATATGGACTTCTGCTGTTCTGCCATCACGCCACCTGCTTTCTTTCTATCTGGCTGGCGAGAAATTCATATCCTTTTGCATTTGCACACAGGTCACAGTCATACGCCGTATAGCCCCTGTATTTCCCAGCATAATCACGCGCCATCAGCGCACCGCCGCCCACATAGATGATATTGATATAGTCAAGGCTGTACCCACGTTCCGCAAGCTCCAGTTCCAGCGAATGTATCTTCTCACGCAGCATACCACGGATCAGTTCCGCATACGCCGCCGGAAGATTGCTGTCCTCCTTCAGCGCAATCTTCATCACCTCATGCTCCGGTATGTCTTTCCCTGTCTGGACTTTCATTTCACGTTGGATTTCCTTTATCCACTTCACCATTGCCTTTTCGATTGTAATGGACTTACTCTCAACAGGAAGCCCGCTCTGCACATATACGACATCCGTTGTCTTGCTCCCTATATCCACGATCAGATAATCTCCTTTCATGTTGCCAAGCCTTGAAGCTATGGCGGAATAGCACTGCGGGCAGACAATCACTTTTGCTATATCTACGGAATAATCTTCATCCTCGTATGAAAAATCCAGTCTGTTCTTCCGGTTATAATAGTCAATCAGTTTCAGCTTGTCCCTGCCATAGTTTGAAAACGGCAGACCTACCGCAAGCACAATCTCCGCTTTACGGATTCCTGCTTTCCTAAGTTCCATAGCAACAGCCGCCATTGTCCGCAGCATTGCCGTATCATCAGAGATTTTATCCTCCGTAAGAGCCGCCCTGCCTTCCCCGACCTTAAAATATTCCCCGTCATAAAACAGGGAATTTTCTTTTAGTGTCGGCTCCACGCTGCCAAGCCTGTGTACCCCGTTGTCAAATACAAAATTAGACGTTTTCCCAAGCTGGTATCCGTCATCAAACCCTATGATATAACTCCCATTTTCCAACTTAATCATTATAAAACCTCTCTTTCCTACAGAATATCGGTTAGATCAATACCCAGTTCTTTCATTTCTTCCCCATCAGTGCCAAGCTCCCCATACAGAAATTCCAGAAATTCGCTGCTGCTATTGTATCGGTCAGAATGTGCTTCCGCATAGATTCCGATAGCATTTGCCAACAGGACTTTGAGCCTTTCCTCCACTGTAATCTCCTGTATTTTTCCGCCGCTTTTATTATACAGACTCATTTTTTCCCTCCCCTCCCTTTTCTTTCCTGGCTGGCTGTTTAAACACCTTTTCTTTCCTTGTCGCATTATCCCTTACAATTACCTGCATATGCTTTTCCAGCAGTTCATCCTTCCGCTTTAGCGCAGCTTCCATATTGTTACAGGAATACCCCCATTTCAGCCTGTTCCCCGATTCATCAAGTGGATAAACGTCTACGCCCTCCCAAGTGAAATCATCAAGATTTGCATTGACATAGGCTCTTTCTTCAAGGATGAAATCTGCCAGCAAAGCAGCCATAGTGTGCATAGCTTCGTCGTTTTCGTGAAGCGTCTTAAATGTGCCGATACTGCTTGTACGTTTTTTATCATCCTCAAAATATTCTATCCACAGATCCAGATAAATCCCCTCGCTACCCCCATAGGCAAGATTGCTTTTCAGGTCAAATTCATAGGTTTTAATCGGAACAGGATTGTAAGCCCCCAGTCCATAATCCAAAATATCTGGCAGTTTGTCCTTTCCTTGCAGGATGCCCTTAATCTTGTCAAACAGTTCTTCCGTTGTCATTGGTTTTTTCAACATTGAAATTCTCCTTTCAGGTGAAATTTTCCACGCAAAAAGGGAAGTATCTCCATCTTTTACGGAAATACTTCCCTCTGCTTAAAAACTTTTTATTGTTACATCAAATTCATTAACTTATACAAGCTGCTTTCCATACTGCTTTAAATACGCTTTTGCCTTTTCTAAGGTCAGACCAATTTTTTCCTGCATCTGTTTTAAAATTTCCTCATCACTAAGCCCATACTCCTGCCCCATTTCAACAGCCATCTTCGCAGCCCCCTGATCCGCTCCCACACGCATCAACCTTTCAGATTCCGTTTCAATAATGGTTCCGCCCATAATATTCACCAGCCTTTCTTCATTTTTATTGCCATTTGTGATATGTGTAATGATAGTATTGACAAATCCCTTTAAGTCTACCAGCTCATCATCTGATAACTCGCCCTCCTGATGCAGACGAACCAGTTCATCCCTGAAATATGTCAGCTCCTCTACCGCTTTTTCAATATTGCCCTCCGATGCAATTTCTTTCTCGTATCTCGCAATGTAAAATGGAATATAAGGGAACAGCCTTTTTTCAACAATCTTTTCCTTTGTAAAATCCGCTAAAATTACATTGTCCGATTGATAATCCACTGTCTGCCCGTCTGGAAAGGTAAAGGTAATCGTCGTTGTTTTCGGTGTCCTGTCCGTCCTCTTGACATAAATAATTGAAAATCTCGGCATTGGGATTGTTGCATGACCAATATCCCATGTTGCAAGCTGTCTGGCTACGATAAAAGCGTACTCCGCTATCCTGATCGCCATAGAACCGTCATCATAGCTCTGGCATTCCAGAAGATAAATTTCGCTCCCTATTCGAATTAGGAAATCCGAAACCTGTTCCTCTATTTCCTTGCTGCCATCCGCTGTTTCATTTTCCGTCAGATAACCCTCCGAAGGCAAAATCTCTACTTTTACATCTCTGGGGTAATTCCTGCCGAACACATCATTGATGACGGAGACGAACAATCTTTTATGTTTCATCTTCATTGTCTTAAATACATTGTCATAATCCGGTGTCTTTTTCTGCATACGCATCTTCCTTTCCTTATTCATATTATACCCATATG